CCATCTGCACAATCTGGATCATTTGGAAGTGCAACAGGAGTTAACGCTACAGGTAACTTCTTTAAAGATATTGACGGTACAGATACTCAAGGATTAGGAAATGGAGCAGCTTATGCTGATGCAATTTCAATCTTAAGTAATAAAGACGAATATGTATTCAACATTATTTCTGCACCAGGATTAATATATGAATTTGGAGATCACAAGATTCAATTAGATTCTATTATTTCACTCGCTGAGTCAAGAGGAGATGCAATCGCAGTAGTAGATGTTCAAAATCACGGGGCAACAGTATCTAACGTAACAGGAACAGCTGCTAACATTAACAGCTCATATACTGCTACTTACTGGCCTTGGCTACAACAGCTATCAGCTACAGGTAAAACAGAATGGGTACCAGCTTCAGTTGTTATCCCAGGAGTATATGCCTTCACAGATGGAGCATCAGCACCATGGTTTGCACCAGCTGGTTTAACTAGAGGTGGATTAGGAGACGTTATCCAAGCAGAAAGAAAATTAACTAGAACTCAAAGAGATACTTTATATGCAGCTAATGTTAACCCAATAGCTACATTCCCAGGAGCTGGAATTTCAGTATTTGGTCAGAAGACTTTACAGAAAAAGAAATCAGCACTTGATAGAGTAAATGTAAGAAGATTGTTAATTGATCTTAAGAAATTTGTAGGAGATGTATCTAGAACATTAGTATTCGAACAAAATACTAATGCAACTAGAAACACTTTCTTAGGACAAGTTAACCCGTATCTAGAATCAGTAGTACAAAGACAAGGTCTTTATGCTTACAGAGTAGTAATGGATGACTCAAACAATTCCGCAGATGTAATTGATCGAAACCAATTAATAGGTCAGATTTATATTCAACCAGCCAAAACAGTTGAATTTATAGTACTAGACTTTACAATTGAGCCGACTGGAGCATCTTTCGGAGCATAATTTATTTAACTAGTATTTATAATAAAGAATATATAACATGGCAGTATTAGACGCAAACGAAATAATGTTTAGAGCCTTTGAACCTAAAGTTCAGAATAGATTTGTATTGTATACAGATGCGATTCCGGCCTTTATGATCAAAAACGTAACAGCTCCAAACTTTGAAGACGAGGAAGTAAAACTCGATCACATAAACACTTACAGAAAGATTCGTGGAAAAAGAGAATGGGGTAGCATGGACATGACATTATATGATCCAATCACACCTTCTGGAGCACAGAAAGTAATGGACTGGGCTCGTTTGTCTTACGAATCAGTAACCGGTAGAGCTGGTTATTCGGACTTCTACAAAAAAGACTTAGTACTTAACGTATTAGGACCTGTAGGAGATATCGTATCAGAATGGGTAATTAAAGGAGCATTTATCACATCAATGGCTCAAGGAGACTTCGATTGGTCAAGCTCAGATGTAGCCGAACTAAGTATTACGGTTGCAATGGACTACTGCGTACTTAATTACTAAGAATATACCTATAACGGACTTAAAGCCCACCTTTTGGTGGGTTTTTTGTTGTATATAAAAGTTATTTTTCTTATATTTATTATTAAACTAGTTTTAATTAAATAATTTATGGAACAAGAAAAGAAATTCCCTACTGAGATTATAGATCTACCCTCATTAGGAAAACTCTACCCAGAAGGTTCTACTCTTGCTACAGGTACTGTAGAAATGAAGTACATGACAGCTAAAGAAGAGGATATTCTAACAAATCAAAATTACATACAGAAAGGTACGGTAATTGATAAACTTCTACAAGCATTAATTGTAGATAAAAATGTCAACTATAGTGAACTGCTAATTGGGGATAAGAATGCTATTATGCTAGCTGCTCGTATCTTAGGGTACGGTAAGGACTATGAATTTGTATACTCCGGCGAAAAGCAATTAATAGATTTAAGTCTAATTCAAAGTAAACCTCTTTCTAAAGAAGTAGAAGAAGCTACTACAAATGAATTTAACTTTACTGCTCCTACTACCGGTAATACTTTAACATTTAAACTGCTAACTCACGGTGATGAGCAGAAAGTAGAACAGGAAATTCAAGGTTTAAAAAAAATCAATAAAGATTCTTCTGCTGAACTTTCTACTAGGTTAAAGCATATGATTATAGCGGTAGACGGAAACGGGGACACTAAAGTTATTAGAGACTTTATAGATAATCAGTTCTTAGCCAGAGATTCAAGAGCATTTAGAAAATATATTAACAGTCTTCAACCAGATGTTGACCTTAAGTTTTACCCAGATGGCGTTGAGGAGGGCGTTGATATTCCGATAGGAGTAAACTTTTTTTGGCCTGACGCAGACTTATAGAGTTCAGTTATTTACTCAAATACATGAAATAATCTTTCATGGTAAAGGAGGATACGACTACCTAACCGTTTATAACATGCCTATTTGGCTTAGAAATTTTACATTTCAAAAAATGAACGAATGGTACGAAAAACAAAACGAGGAAGCAGAAAAAGCTTCTAAAAAAGGAGGTAGTGGTAAAATACCTAAAGGACCCAATATTAAAAAACCTTCTTATAGTACAAAGGCTCGCTCATAAGGCGGGCCTTAACTATTTATTATAAACAGAAACAGTGTCGGATAATAGTCAAGAGGAATTAAATCTACAACAACAGATAAATAGAGCTAGGCAGCAAGCAAACAGATTTGCTACCGAAGAAGCTAGGACTAGTGCTGGCCGTGTTGATTTTACTCGTAACCTAAACGCTGAGTTACGCGATCAGTTAGGTGTTACACAAAAACTTAGCGATCAACAGAAAACAATAAGGAGTATAGGTAATGAAGTAGTAAGAAATGCTCAACTAAACTTCACAGAGTTAGGAAACGCTAACAAACTCGAAAGAGAAATACAAAAAGCAAAATCTCTCCAATTAAGCATAACTCGTGAATTAGCAGATTTAACTTCAAATCTTAGCGATGATCAAGTAAATAATGCTAATGAAATTAGTGATTTATTAATAGACCAAAACAATCTTCAAGAACAGATAAACAAGAAAATCAGGGAAAGAAGAGATCTATTAGACGAAGGAGTTGGTCCAGAAGATGCTAGGATAAAAAGTTTAGATAGACAAAAACAAGGATTGATTGCCAGCAGAAATGTCCTTGGTGAACAAATACACAAACTTGCCGGCGTTTCTGCAGCCGAAGCTAGAGTTAATCAGGAAACTTTATCTACTGTAGCAGCTCTACAAACTATGAATACCGCTCATAGTGCAAATATTGGACAAATGCAAACTGAAGCTAAAGTCCAAAAGAGTATTAATGAGACCATGGGTGTCACCGGTTCGATAGTTACAGGACTAGGTGGATTAATGGAGAGAATAGGTCTCCGCTCAGGTATGTTCAATGATGCTATGGATGCTGCTAAGCAGACTATGCATGATATGGCGGAAGAAACCGAAAGGGTAGATGAAAACGGTAGAAAAATTGGTCAACAGTTTACTAAAACACAAATAGCAGCAGCAGGAATAAGTACAATTATGGGTACTATGGCAAAAGCTATGGTTGATCCTCTAACTATTGCCTTAGCATTACTAGATACGTTCTTCAGTTTAGATAGAGCAGCAGTAGGCTTCACCCAATTAACTGGTCAAACAGAAGGTAGTATGGCCGGGGTTAATACAGAGGCATCCACCCTTGTTGACTTAATGGCAACTGCAAGTGACCTTACTAGAGAGATAGGGTTAAATGCAACAGCAATCTTTACACCTAAACAGATAGGCCAAATATCAGATGCAGTACAGCTATTAGGATTAGGTGCTGCTGCAGCAGGTAGACTCGGTGTACTGATGAACGTTACTGGAAAATCTACTGACCAGATTAATAAAAACGTAACTGATTCAGTTAGAAGCTTTAATGCTCAAAATAAAGCAGCAATTGCTCCAAGACAAGTTCTTGATGATATTTTAAATACTTCTGAGGATATATCTTTAGCATTAGGTAATAGTGTACCGGCTTTAGCAGAGGCTGCTTCTGCCGCACGTAAATTAGGGATGTCACTAGCACAGGTTGATGCTATAGCAGATTCTTTAATGGATTTTGAATCCTCTATACAAAACGAATTAGAAGCTCAGTTACTCACTGGGAAAAATATCAATATGGCTAAAGCAAGAGAACTTGCTTTAAATAACGACTTAGCAGGCCTAGCCAGCGAATTAGCAAATAGCGGTGTAACCGCAGCAGAGTATTCTAAGATGAATAGAATACAACAAGAGGCTTTAGCTAAATCGTTAGGAATGTCTAAAAAAGACTTAGCTAAAAGCTTACTCACTCAAGAAGCTATGGCTAATATGACTGAGGAACAAATAGCAGCAGCAAGAGGAGTATCTTTAGAAGAATCAAAAAGAATTTCAGTTCAGGAAAGAATACAGAAAGCTGTTCAAAACTTAATGCAACAATTAGCACCTCTCTTAGAGATGTTTGTACCGATCCTTAGTACGGCAGCAGAAATTATACAACCAGTAGCAGCTTTTGTAGGTATGTTAGCTAAAGGATTAGCAGCAGTAATTAAATTTCCACCTGT